CGAAACGATCGCTGATAGTAACTGTCGGCAGAACCACGATCATACGGACTGCCGTGACCACGATCAAGACGCATTGTGCATTTCCTCATAAAGAACAAACGAAACCTCTTCGCGAACCGCAGTGTCAGTGGCTTCCTCGAAGCCTTTGACCTTGCTGAGTTTCTCCAACATCCGCAACACCTCTATCCAAGAGATATCAAGGAGATGTGCTGTAGTGACAATATTGTGGACTGCAACATTGCCTTCGTCCGTGAACATTCCGTAATAGGGAGTTTTCATTAGGCAATCACCTGCACGCGAGGCTCAGTATTAGCGAGATCATCAAAGAAATGATTGCCAGGAAGCGGAGCGTAGAATTCTTCGCGCGGGAAGGAGAGATCAACCTTACCCTGCCAAACACGCTTGGCAGTCTCGGCGCAAAAAGTGCCGTCTTTATAGACAGCGACAACCACGCCAATGCGATAGCAATCGTTATGACCAACGAAGTCAAGAGACTTGACGACGTCACCTACTTTTACAGTTTTATCATTTACCATACATTCATTATACCGCGATGAGTCGATATTGTAAAGGTAAAAAACTCTAATAAAATCAATAACTTGCACAGGTCTGTAAAACCTCCTGCAATCGCTTTGCAGCGGTCCTAATTTACCCTATACCTGCGCCTCTGTTTGGCGATTTTGCGTCCAATGGGACTCAGACCACAAGATTCTGTACGATGACCGCGCAAGCCAACCAAACCCACAGTGTATTGAATCCGACCAACGTCGGAAGCAATTTCTCGTTAGATGCCCAAATCAATGTGAGACTAGTTGCTGTTGCAAAAAAGTACAACCACCAAATCTGAATTCCAAATACAAGTCCAGGAACAATGATGATTGCTTTCGCAAACCAACTTGCTGCTTCTACGATGTTGTATGGTTTCCAATATTCTTTGGTGAACCACATTTTGTAACAATCAACAACTTTTTGCCATCCTGTCAGAACATAAATAGTTCCAATCAAAAATGCCCAAATAGAAAACGTCCAAATTATTTGTTCTGTGGTCATAACAACTCTTTAGGCATGTCCCAAGTTCTCACTTTCACACCTGCTTCATTCAGCATTTGTTCTGCGTGTTCAATTGAATAGTGCTTGCCAACACCAACGCCAGGAAACGGACGATTCGGTCCGATGACTTCCTTGATGCCTGCTTGAATCAATGCGCGTGTACAATCGGCGCATGGCTTTGGTTCCCAGTTTAGATATGCACGTGAGTTGTTGAGTGAAACACCAACACGAGCAGCATTGAAGATTGCGTTGCGTTCAGCATGTTCAACCCAGTGATACTTTTCTGGACGCTTCCAGCGATCTTTCCAATCTTCTTCAATGCCGCGAGGAAAACCATTAAAACCCGTCGACAAGATGACGTTATCATCATTGACGATTACACACCCCACCTTTGTCGACGGATCCTTGCTCTTCTGTGCGATCAGAGTAGCCTGTAAGATAAACAATTCATCCCACGATAGTTCATCACGAATCATAATATAGTTCTCAAGTTATAGAATCCACTTATCTTCTTTTTCTTTATCTTTAGATTTATCTCTAAAGAAATATACGATGCTAAAAGCACCAATTAAAAGTAAAATGAAGATGTCTGCTGGATTCATAATATCATCCTTTAATTTCAATCTTACGAGGCTTCTGTTCTTCAGGGATGACATTTTCCAATTCAATGGAAAGAATGCCATCAGCAAGTGCTGCGTCGCGAACCACTATAGTGTCAGACAAAACAAATTGACGCGAGAACTTACGACCAGCAATACCCTTTGTAATGTATATCCGTTCGTCAGTTTCTGCTTTTTTGCCTGTTACTTTGAGAGAGTTTCTCTCGCTAGTGATTTCAATCTCATCTTGTTTGTAACCAGCAACTGCCAATTCCAAAATAAAGTTGTATTCGTCTTTCTTGACGACATTCACAGGTGGAAATGCAGTTTGAGTAGCAGTCAATAGATGAGCCGCATTGTCTAGCGCGGCGAACGCATTCTCGAAACCAAGTGCTGTTGGTAGAAGGCGATCGACGTATGCGGATGTGAGTGCAGTGATATTTGTCATTTTATAACTCCTTTATTAAGCAAGTTGTTGTTACGGACCCCAAATGGGCATCCTTCTTATTTAGTCAACTAGCAATGCCAGTTGAGCCGAATCCACCAGATCTTTCTGAATGTTTTTCTGGACGAGTGTTTATAATGCCGATATGAAAAGACTCATTGCAAATAATCTCACCTTGTGCAATTCTATCGCCCTTTCTAATAGTCGCATGCATTTTTGATACATTGGTGAGTAGAACGAAGACTTCTTCTTGATAGTCAACATCCACAACACCTTCACAGTTCGCTAGGATCAAACCTTTCTTAAGCGAAAGACCAGAGCGAGGATGCAAACGAATACTATAATTCTGCAATGGCATCTCAGTTCTTGAAATATCAGCAAAAGTTTCTATGGTAACTTTATGATTGATTTTGAAGATCAATCCAGTTGGAATCAAAAGCCGATCTCCTGGGTAGATGTACGTCTCACCAAGAGTATTGACTTCACGTTCAATCGGTGCGTTGAAAGAGTCATATCCCTTCACTAATTTGGTTGTTGGTTGAAAAGAAAGATCAAAGCATGTTGCCATGCTAGTGCCAAAGGTTGGCAATTCTACATCATCACCAAGTCGATACACACTCAAATAAAGCATAATTTATCCTTAATTATATTTTATAAATTTACCATCTACAATTTTAACTATAAAACAATTATTTCCCCATGTATCTTCGCAATCATTTAATCCTAGAATTTCAAAAACAGCTCTCTTTATAGGCTCATTTTGAAAAAGAAAACCAGTGTTCCCCGAAATTGTCATCAAAACAAAAATGCTTCATCATGATTCTTTTTTCTTTTTTCCTATGGTATATTTGGAAACTAGTTGCCAGTCATTCTTATCCTTAAACGGAAGAATTTTAATCTGTGATAGTGGAGCGACGTTGTCTTTTGTTTTTTCTGGACTTACGAGTTTTACCAAACCCCATTCAGCCATTAGATTGGCAATGGTATTACGACGTTGAATGTCATTGTCTGACATATTGCTCGGCTTACCGTCCAACTCGAAGAGTTCTTTGAAGTGGACGATATAATACTTACCTTGTTTATGGAGGATATGGCAGGATTGATATAGAATGTTGTCATTCTTGGCTGCGACACCAATGCGAGTAAGCGTCTCGCGAACTTTGAGGAAGTCGTCTTGCTTTTCTAGTGTGACTTCTACGAGTTTTTCGACCATGGTCAATCACCTTTATATAATTGTTTTTTCATCGCGGTGATTTGGTCTTCAGAAAGAATCTTCAATGTTTCCTCTGCTTTCGCGTCGGAGTATCCATAATATTCTTTAACTACACTCAAATCACTACTTTGAGCCTTTTTGTGCCATTTACCATATGGACGTTTCTGGGCTCTTATAATATTTATAAGAAAGTCATATTTGAGTTTATTGTCGAGTGTTGTGAATCGATTCATCTCATTGGCTAATAGGACCGTATCACGATGATAGGAAAGTGCTCTATTTACCATGAAAGACGAATAAGACTTCTCGTCCTGTTCAGTCAGCAAGGCATATTCCTTGGTCTGTAGGATAGACGGAAGTATTTCTTTAAACAAGTCAGCCATATTAAACAAACATATGATCTAAAGTAGATCGATTTTCGATTGATGAATCTAGGATTACTACTTCGTGTATTAAATCATCAATATGCATTGCCAATACAAGTTTTAAATAGTTATTATTTGTTATTTTTGGAAATGCATTAGAGACTACAATGTATTCATAGTCTTTGATTCCTTGAATTTGCATACTCAGTTTTAAGATTCTTCCTCTTATGATAGCACCATCAATAGCAGTATCTTTGTTTAATCCGATTTTACTATCTTGCTTACCATAACATTTGCTTTGTCTAGATTTAGACTCTATGAATATTTGTTTTCCGTTTTTTAAAACAACTTTAAAGTCAAAGACATATTTTGAATTAAATTGTTTAAATGTTCTGATCACTTCTTCAGCATTTTTGATATATATTCTCGCCATATCTTCACTAGGAATCTGTATTTCATGATGCTGCTCTAAACTCAATATTTGATTTGAATAGTGTTTTCGTATCCATTTTTTAGTTTGAATTTCAAATTCTACACCTGATGTTTCGACACTAGTTTTTTTCGATTTTTTATTTTTTCTATTTTTCATACGAACTTACACTCCACCATCATCTCAGTGAGGCATGCGGTAAGATTTAGTTCCTGATCTGCAACAAATGCTGATTGGTATTGATAGCGCGCAAGAATTACAACCGCATTTGGAATCGTAGACTTATCCATGATATCATACAGACTATCATAGATCTTACGATAAATCTTTGCAGGATCATCACCACCAAAATCAGCAACCCACTTTCTCATTGCCCCAAAGTTTTGTTCCTTTAAAGAAGTTACCAGTTCATTGATTGATACGTCAGCAATGCTTGATAATATACCAGCGTCGATCTTACCACTGACTGAATATCGCTGTAGTTCATTCAACACTCGGCGATAGTCAGGAAAATGCTTCTTGACAACTTCAACTAATACTGTTTTCTCGAAAGGAATCTTTTCGACGTTAAGAATTTCAGCAGCACGCTTCATGAATGCTGCAGCCATCTTTGGTTTATCTTCCTTGCGCAGTTTGAATTCAATCACAGCGCAACGAGAATGCAACGGTTCAATGATACGATTCTTGTAGTTACAAGTCATGATGAACGTGCAGTTATGCGCAAATTCTTCCATCGCTGCACGCATCGCTGGCTGGGTACTATTGGGGTTCAAATAATCTGCTTCATCAATAATGATGACTTTTTTACCACCACCAAGAGACATTGCACTGGCATAGTTCTTGATTTTGGTTCGGAATGTGTCAATACCAGACTCATCCGAGCCGTTGATCATGAGATAGTCGCAACCGATTTCATCACACAATGCGCGTGCAACTGTAGTCTTACCTGTGCCTGGACCACCGCAAAGAAGCAAATGCGGAATCTCTTTCCGATCCACATAGGACTGGAAAGTAGATTTGTATTCTTCTGGAAGTATGCAATCAGCGATCGTATGCGGTCTATAGCGTTCTACCCACAAAACATCACTCATAATAAAACCTCATGATGAAAAGATGGGACGGAGGGGGTGAATCCTCACAGCGGCAGTCTGGCGGAGTGTGCTGTCAACAAGAACAGTTGCGCCCCAATAGACTTATTTAGCCACATTCTCATAGATAGTCTGGAAGTCACTCTGCTCTGCAACTTCCTCTTCATAACTACGCTTGTGATAAGTCTTTGCCAGTTTACGACCCAACTTCTTGGGAATCTCGCATTCGTCATGCATCTTGTCGAGAATCTCTTTGATGAGATCACGTTCGGCTTCAACACGAGTGAGTGAATTTGAGATTTCTTGGAGGCATCCCAAAACCTTTGCTTTATCAAGTGCCATGATTATTCTTTCTCACTAAACTTTGAGTCTTTCGCTTCTACAGCAATGTAGTAGATGATGTCAGAACTCTTATGTTTAAACTGAGCAAGACCTTTCTTAGCAATCGAAACATCATACGATCCATCCATCATCTTAAAGTTTTCAACCTTCATGACAACTTTAAATACCTTACCATCACCTGTAGCAATTTCAATCTTAGACTGATCAGACGAATCATCAGCAACATCAGTAGCCATGAAAGTAATCACTTCACCATCACTCTCGAATACAAAATTCGGCGAGCCAGAAATGCCAGCCGAACGACGCATCCACTCAAGATCTTCGCTCGAAAGTGTAAATGAGCAATACGAATCATCGAACTGAATAGACTTACCATCTTTCGGCGCGACAATTACTTGCGGCGAACAATACTTGATGTAATCAGACTTCTTTTTATTCTCAGTAGAGATATTAACACGATCTTCACCAAAAGAAAGATAAGCCTCTTTATAGAGAGAAATTTTGGCAAGAAGTTTGTTCAAATCATAGAGCGCAAAATCTTTCGGGAAATTTTCGCCGATCGTTGCCTCTACATAAATTGTTCTTAGTGGAGAAATAGTTTTGATGACATTACCACTCTTGAAATGCAAACTTTGATTAATGCCAGAAAAGTTTTTTAAAATATTAACAGTATCTTCAGAAAGTTTCATAATTTAGAACCTCATTCGCTTCAACATGATTATTATAGATAGAATTCATCAACTTGTCAACTCTTATTTTTAGTTCTTCTAATGAACAATTATTGTCCAATACAATGTCGTAGTGCGACCCAATCCATGCCCATTCAGAATGATGTACATCTGGATATGCATTGCGCATCAGTTCGGGTGTATTGCGAAGATTGCAATCTCTAGCAAGATTATACCACTCAGGATCATCACCACGCCGAACACGAATAACTTTACCGCCAGAATTAACAATTGCTTTGATTTCATTTGGAAATCTAACATCAGCAATCACATAATTGTTCCAAGGTGCTTGTTCGCATCGACGCATAACTGTATGAACCCACAGGTCAGGATGAAATATCCCACGACCTGCCTCTGTGCCCATAAGTTGGAGTGCTAATCTTGGTGAAAATGTTTTCCCAAATTTTCCTGACCACCATGGATCATCTTGTTCGCGCCATGTTCTTGACTCTGGTGTATCACCTTCAAGCAAAGCGCGATCCCAACCAAAAATTACAGCGCAAGCATCTTTGACGCTATTCGCATAACTTTCTTTTAAAAAATTATGATGTTCAACTAAGATATCAGCAACAGTTCCTTTACCATTGCCGATATTGCCGACAAGACCTATAATCATAACAAATACTTTATTCTTTACAGAGCGCCAACCCAGTTAGCAATGGCTGGCAGATCACCAGTAAATGCATACGTTCCAACGTGATGAGTCTTCATCCAAGGACACAACCAAATTTGTCCGCCAATTCTACGCCACCACTGGCAGAACATGTAATCTTCAGAGAGATAACGATCAGAGCCACCAACTTCTTTTTCTTTACCATCAATATTAATTACACGCTTGCGATCGATGACTGTATCGAAATAGGCATGGATATAACGAGTGCCATCAAAGTTTGCTTGACCAACATGATCTGGTCTGTAACTAAACTCAGGATAGGCTTCTCGGAAACGATCAAACACTTCACGTTTAACCATCATAAATCCTGTACCAATCTCAAGAACTTCAACTGGCTCGGCGACGCTGAACTTTTCAGTTCCTGGAGCAGGATTAAACACATAATCACCTGCCAATTTTTCCATTTCTGCAATAGGAAGATCAGGATGTCGCTTTAATCCTTCTTTAATTGCACTCCATTTAATTGATTTCTTCGGATACGGTCCACCACTTACATCTTTATCTAGAGCAAGTAATGCAATCACATCGCGAGGGTCATAATGAATGTCTGCGTCAATAAAGAGCAGATGAGTATATCCTTCTGCACGAAGGAACTCATCAACAAGATAATTTCTTGCTCTAGTAATTAGAGATTCATTAAAGATAAATGAGAATCGAACATCGATTCCATACTGCCCGCACAATGCTTGTAAATCCAAGCAAGACTTTGCGTACATACCATGAGACATACCACCATACATTGGGGTGGCTACAAACAATTTCTTCTTGCGAAGTTCTTCTACTTTTACTTCAAGTTGCATATTAACTCCAGAGTGTAAAATTCAAATCAACGTATTATATAGTCAACCAAACATGTCATCTAGGGTACTAGTCACATTCAGTTTATCAGAAAATTTAAAGTGATTGCACCACACAGAATCTACTACATCATTTAACTCGGCATTAAATTTTCCTGTTTGCGTTTCAAGCAATCCAGTTGCAAGAGCAATATATTCCGACGCAATGTTTTTACGATCAAACTTTTTAACAAATTCCCAGTTATTGGCAACAATCTTACTATAATCAAAAGGTTGCATTGACAAGAATTTATTACAAAGATCTCCGAACTGTTTCGGCGTAGCATCCCAGGGAATCATCAAATAATTTTTGCCTGGCTTGAGTAGACCTTCGCCTTTCTCATTATCAGAAACGCCAAGATTACGAGCAATCGGAACAACACCCATAAGCATTGCATCAATTACAACACGATTGAAGTGTTCGCCATAAGTTCTTGACCATGAAGGATCAAGCAAGAATTTACTGTGGCTTAGAATTTCATCACGCTTTTGCTCAGAAACGAAACCGATATATTGCATGCCTTTGCTAAGAGCATTCTGCCAAATAGGTTTACCAACACGATCAGGTGTGGCTTGAGGATCTCTCTCCAATGTACAGTAATATTCTGGCTTACACTTATCTTTTGATGCCATGTAAGCACGTTCAATACCATCACCAGCAACAATTACTTGACCATGAATGTAGGGAACTGCTGCTACGAGATCATCAACACGCTTCCATCGCTTGAATGTTTGTAGCGAGAAGATTGTATCAGTCTTTTCATCGAATGATGTTAATCGCTTTTTGGATATATCCTGCGGATTTAGAATCAAAGCACGAGGAATCTCCATAGATCCTGCTTGATTGAGTGCGCTTGGATGAACGCATGCCAAACCTGCGATATGTTTCCGAAGATGATGTATCCAAGGATAATTCTTTTTTAGATTACCATCATGTACAATTATGACATGTTTGGCTTTTACATCGGTGAACATTCTCAACCATGATTGCTTACCTTCTGAATCTTGGCACTTGAAACCAAAGATAGATTGCCAGATAACAATATCATAATCATTCGCAATTTTTACAAATTTATTTACATCATCATCATTGATAAACGAAAGATATTCTCCGCGCCACCCTTTACCTTGATGAACTGGGATACCTGTTCCTGCACCAATATCATATCCTTCTTTATCATAATCTTCAGAGAACTTTCCACCAGATTTTGTGCTCCGAAGAAATATAAATCCAGTTTGATGACCGAGATCTTTGAAACCAGCAATTAATTGCTCTGCGTGTGATATGATACCGCCGAAGTTATTAAAGTCATGTACAACTGTCAATATTTTCATAATCAACCAAACATATCATCTAGAGTTGAAACTTTATTATACGCTTCTGAATGGTATTTGGCAACCATTTCTTCTCCACCATTTTTTTCCAAGTAGTCATACCACTCTTGTTCTTCCCACATTCCTGGACTGATTCCATTCCAGAGTCTTCGTTGGAGTGGATGGTCTTTGTTTTTTCTACGGCACTCAACATAATTAAATCGATGATCTTCATACTCTTTGCTCCCAAGTTCAAGCATCTTTTCACGCAAATAACAAACAAGACTTATGCGTTCTGCGCTTTCATCTTCAAGAACAATAGGTGTGTTACCATGAATATACTCATGATTATTGACTAGTAATAGATCACCAGGACGCACATTGATAGCAATACGAACCTCAGGTAGAATTAGATATCCGCCAGAATAGTTGCCGTTGTTTGAAAGAACTAGAAGATTACTCAATCCATTTGTGAAATCGCCAGCATCACGATGCGCTGCTGTTCTAAATGTCTTGTTGACAGTAATCGTCGTAAAGACAGTTTCCGGAACCAAGAATGACGGATCAATTTTATCTGCTGCTTCACGTTGAGCAGCATGACGCTGAGGGAGTAACTCTGCGAACCCACGATCTAGAGATTGAAGAAACGGAAAAGCCAATTTAAATTTATCATATGATTGCTGTGTATAAGAAGTAGCACGCCCATAAGGAATGCGAGGATACCGATCAAACCAGCCAGCAATTCCAGAAAATACAGGATTCGCATATGTTGTATCCGAAATGTAATCCCCTAAAATATCTTTTGCTTCTTGTTTTCTTTCAGCAACCTTTAATCCAATAGCACTCTTTAACCAATTATCAAAATTAAAATTTTCTTCTTTAACTTTTGCTGCAAGCCAAACAAGTCCACGTGTAGATTCAACGTTTTTGTATTGTTGTTGTATTCTAGCAACTTCTTCTTTTATATCAAGGGGAACTGCAGTATTTTCTGGTTCTACTTTGAAAAATTCCAATAAACGAAGTTGAGTTTCTGTTACCCAATCACGACCAGCGCATTTGTCACCCTTTGGTCCTGCTGCAAGCCCACGATTTTGCGATTGAGTTGCTGCTTCGCGCAGCCCAAGATAAGCCTGTTGTTGTTCTTTTTTAGAAAAGAAGTTTTTTCTAAACTTGAATGCTATGTTATTCTCATCTTCTGATTCAAGATAACAATCTGTATCTTCATTGATAATTGTATCATAATGCGACTCATCAATGAATTGACCAAGAAGATGTTCGCAATCTAACTTAGACTTTGCAATAATTACTTTGACCATGAGAACACTCCTTCATTGTGTTCTATTATATATGTGCATTTATTCTCTGTCAAATAAAACTGTGGGGGCAAGAACTGCCCCCACGAGAACCAGAACGGTTTTGTTTTGCCAAGATTAGGCAGTCATCGAGACACTGATAGCATCACGATAGAGAGTCTTGCGAGCGCGAGCAACCTGACCCTGATCGAGATACTTCTCGAACTGGTTCGAAGGATTGCCAAGGCGATACGCAAACACTTTCTCACCACGCGAGTTCGTGATGCGATTGGTGTATACAGAGATACCCTCATTGCGTGCACGATAAGCGAGGTCAGCAACATTATCAACCTTAAAAAGCGTACGACCCTGACGTGAAGTCACGGTGTTGCCATCAGCAAGATAAGTTACAAACGAGTTAAGAGCATTAGCCATATAATATACCTTCACAAAAACCCCTTCAATAATATCGCAAGATTGGGGCTTGCCTTGCGATATACCATTCATTATATACTAACAAACGGCAAAAGTAAACTTTACAAATAACAAAACAATCTTTGCGTTATCAAAGAATCTTGCAATGTTTTATATCGTTCTTCAAGAACACTAATTGCTGTATTGTAATGTCCAGTGCCTTCTTCGCTTGGTTTGTAATAGTACATCTTAAGCGTTTCGATTTCACTCTTCAAGACTGCAAGATATTCTTCTTTTGAAAATTCAATCATACTCATGATAATTACTGTAAAATAAGTTCTGTTAGTTGTGTATTATCTCCAAGTTTTCCTGACAAAAAGGTGTTGAAAGATAGGCTTATCCGCGTTTCTTGGTAATTTTCGTCATGTAAAACTGGGACTGAGTGTCTAAGATAAGAAGGAAAAAGATACAATACTCCTGTTCCTGATGGCGCCCACCATGTTTCTGCATTATAAAGATGAGCATCGGTTGATGAAAACTTTAAAATTAAGTTATTGTGTGCTTCAAATTTATGAAAATTAATTTTATCAGTCAAAGGATCTGCATTAATATATAACACACCAGAAATAAAACTATTTCCGTGATTGTGTTCGTGATGATATTGCGTCTTAGTTGTATAATTCAACCATGATTGTGTTATGTATATGCTTAGATCATCACGAGGTTTGAACGCCTCATTAAAGAATTTTATTGTGGATTGTAAACAAAAATCGCGCACATCTTTGAGAGCAGTTTCTTCTAAAACTTTAGAATTTATACTAGTTTCATTACCAAAATTGGGTCGGCGTTCTAAATTATTTACAAAATTCCTTTCTTCATCTGTAAATTCACGATTCAAACAAAATCTTGCTACAGGAATCGGAAATAGACCAAGTATTTCAATATCACTCATATATTAATTTCCCATATAAAATCATATGAGATATTTATGCAACAATAAATTGAGAAAAATTACTCACCATTTGGATGCCTCTCATTAAAAGTATCCATCCAATTTTTAAGATATTGTCTGGCTTCCTTTTGGTTTACACCAAAGACTTCAGCGATATATGGTGACGCGCCAAACATATTCATACAACCTGTTTCGCGCAATGCATCCAAGTAATCATTAATCTTTTCTTGCATTTCCATTCTAAACTGATCCATAAATACCTCTATTAAAACGGAATATCTTCTTTGTCAAGAGTATCTTCAGCATGAACATTTTTCAACTCATAGGCGAGCGGTGCATTTTTGTTCGCCACCAGCGTGACAAGAGTTTTGGCGACACGATCAATAATCTGCTCAGTGTTCATACCCTGACTGCGTTCTTTTTCAAGTTCATGTGCAGACAGTGTTACTGTTTGACTTTGACCGTTTTTCGTGACACGAACAATTAAATCATCTGAATTAGGACTTGAGAGATTTTCAATCTTGACTTCATCTGATGACATAGGAGCAGGAGCAGTTGCCTCCGCATCAACCTTTGTGTAGAGATCAAGAAACGCAGTCTTGGTGTCAGTATCGAATCGGTTCAGACACATCTCAATTGCTTTCAGACGATTGCCGAAGATAGAGTAGGCTTTCGTGATATGCACAAGACGACGAGTCGAGATAACTTCATCAACCGCACCATCAGCGAAAGACTTGCGAATCACATCAGCCCACATGATCAGACGATCGATGAAAACTGCATCCGTCAAATTATATAGCGCAAAGTTCTTCTCAAGAATCTTGCGCTCGGTAGCAGCAGGAGGGTACTCTTGCTCGACCGTGATTGCGAAACGCTCAAGGAACGCTTCGTTGAGCAAATTTGTACCGATAAATCGACCATCATCACTGCCCTTGCCCTTCGTGTTTGCAGTTGCAATTACATTGAAGCCAACGGCAGGATGCACAACCTCACCAGTCTTCTTGTCGAAGTATGGCTTGCCCTCAAGAATCGGCTGCAAGCAGAGGATGTCCTCGGTGCCAAGATCACACTCATCAAGAAGAAGAACCGCACCACGACGCATTGCAGTCAACACAGGACCCTCGCGGCGAACTGTGCTACCATCAATCAGTTCGTAAGAACCAATCAGATCAGACTCATCGGTGCGCTTCGTGATATTGACGCGAATCAACTCACGCTTGAGCGCAGCACAAACTTGCTCGATCATCATGGTCTTGCCGTTGCCCGACAGACCAGTGATGTAGACAGGGTAGAAAATGCGAGACTTGATAATGTCGCGCATGTCGTTGAAGAATCCGAACGGAACATAAGTGTTGCTCTTCTCAGGAACAAATGATTCGGTGACGTTTTGCGCACGCTTGCTCGCAAGATTTATAACCTGCGCGAGAGGAGCCATCGCAACCTGAGCAAGAGATTGCTCAACAACAGGATTTGAAACAACATTCTTGGGAAGAATGTTGAACGTGTTTCGCGCAACCTTGCGCTCACGAAGAATGAAGTATGGGAAATTTTCAATCCCATTCTTCTTGTTATCGCAATAGGAATTGAGTTCCTTCAGCGTGATTGTTTCCTTGTCGAAGAATGCATGAATCTTCTCAAGGAATTCAGTCTGAGACTGCGGCGAACTATAGAAAGATTTTCTCATTTCAAT